ATTATAATCGTTCCGGCTTATATCGGAGGCCAAGGAATTGTGGACGCAATGAAGGAATATGCTGCCAAGAAATGATATTGGAAGCCTTACGAGGACTTGCCGCCCTTCCACGTTTAGTGGAAGTGGTGGAGTCCTTGTCGGACATAGCAAGAGCGCAGATGGCGCAGAAGAGAAAAGATGAGAAAGACAAAACAGTTGACGATCTTATTGCTGCTGCTCGTGAGCGCAGGTTGCGTGAGCGTGAAGCTGAACGGATTTCAAGAGATAGTGGAGAGGAATCAGACGGGGTTTGAGAGTGCTGTTGAGAGTGATGAAGGGGCGGAGTTCGTCCGGCAACTGGGTAAGTACATTAATAAATTGGAACAACAAATAGAGGCAAATTGATATGGGAGCATTAACGGGATCAACAATCAGCTCAAGCTACAGTATGTTGCTGAAGACTGAATCTGCGGGGATTGGTACGCTCAAGGCAGTTCAAGACGGTCTTGGGTCAGACACTTCCCTCAAGCTGTCAGACACTTCTCATGGGGTTGTATCGGTAGACGGTTCTCTTGGGGTCGGGCTAGATGCTCCGGACTATGTTCTTCATACCAAAACTGCGGCTAATTACGTTGGGAAGTTTGAGTCCACCACCGCAGGAGCCAGCATCATTCTTGGGGATAATGGTTCCACCACTGACGGCAACCGGATCACTGCTACCAGTGATGTCCTGAATGTAACCACAGCTAACGTATCTGCTTTTACTATAGACGACTCACAAAACATCGGCTTGGGAGTTGTGCCGGACGTTAAGCTGGATGTTCGTGCTACTGATGATGCGAATTTGGATATGTATCTGATTAACCCAAGTCAGACTACTGACGGTAGGACTACAGTAATCACATTCGGCAAAGACACAGAAGACAATGATTCTGGCCAGTTGCAATATGTAGCAAAAACAACCGTAGCTGAGAGAAGCATTGAATTAAACCATTTCGGGAAAACTGGACAGTTCGCTTTGTTGAACGGAGGAGCAATCACCTGCGGAGGACTAAAGCTGGACGGCGGAGTTATTGGACACGGGTCGAGTGATGCTAGTTCAATAACTATTTGCGGAGGAACCTCTTCGGGAACCACTGGGGCTAACATGACCGTAGGCGGGAGTTCGGGTTCAGCCGATAGGTCAGTTATCTTCAAGGCTAATGCTACGGAGACAATGCGAATCGGCTTGGCGGGCAATGTTACGACGACGGGAACCGCTACCAGCAGCGGAGACTCTAGGAGCACTATTGCTGCAAATGACAATACAGCTATGGCTGCGGGAGTTGGCGGTGGAATTTCTTTCGGAGGGCAATACAAAGATGACGGCTCGATTATTAGCTTTGCTGGGGTTTGGGGGGAGAAGCTAAATGAAACTGCTGAGGACGATAGTGGACAATTGCATCTAGGCACAAAGACTGACGGTGGCAATGTTAGTTCCCATCTAGTCATTGGCCCCGAAGGTCAGATAGGTTTAGGAGGGGCCAGTTATGGAACCTCAGGTCAAGTAATCATCAGCGGAGGTGATGGAGCCGCACCAAGCTGGTCAGATTTAAGCAACCCTGCTCACACCTACTCCACCGACACTCCGTCTGGAGGAAGTGATGGAGATATTTGGTTTCAATACTATAGTTAAAAATGGCTACTTCTGCTGATTGGGATGGAGATACGTCAACTGGGGCGAAAGGTTTTTCGCGCCTATGGGTGAAGGACGGTACTACTTGGGACAGGACTAATGGCATGAGTGTCAATGTGTCCGGCAGTTGGAAAAGGGTACGAAAGACTTGGGTTAATGTTAGTGGAACTTGGAAGCCAGTCATGTGGTGTCCTGAAATCAATGAGGAAATCTATCTAGGGTCAATCACGTTTACTTCTAGGAGTAGCCAGCCTGCGGAAGGGAAAGCTTGGATTAAGTATTTAGGTGGTGATGTTCTCGACGAGGACTCTTGGAGTACAAGAGCGTGGGTTTACCAAACGTCATCTTTTCCAATCTCAGAAGGGCCCAACCCCATGGACACAGGATGGGTGACAGGAATGGCTTGGGCTTGGGCAAATCAGTCAACTGCAAAGTTCAAATTACCGTCTCCAACTCAATACGACCTTTCTAGTGCTTTAACGGGGTGGGGTGAGCCAGAAGGAGCCTGCACTCCGGTTTTCCATGTCCGAGGTGATCATAATGATCAAAATGGGCACTCCTACTGGATGGGTCGGATTTGCTATGATAATACTGATATTAGCAAACCGAATACGTTCGTTATGAACAATGCTAACCCTTGGGGATATACACTTTAATAATGACATTAACTGAATTAGCTAATTTTGTATGCACCAAGTTGAGTGACACTGACTCGGCTTCGGTTGCAGTCTGCAAAGACTTCATCAATCGCAGATACCAAATGATTTGGGACACGGGGTTATGGACTGAATCTATGGGGGTAGTGACCCAATCAGTGGTGGAGGGGGATACGTCCATCAGCCTGTCCGATGCTCCGTCTATTACCTTCTATCAGTCTTCCTCTACGCCTTCTACCAAAATAAATTTCCCTGTAGCTTTAAAATTCACAGAGTCCGGCAAAGAGAGTGGGCTTAATATGCTGAACGACTCATGGATGACGTTCTTTCAGATTGATCCTAATTCGTGGGAGGATGTAACCAGCAGACGAGCTAACCCTACTAACTTTATTAATCTGCCAAAAGATTCCAGCGGGAACTGTAGGCTCAAGCCTGTTCCGGTTCCGAAGACTGCTGGCAATGTGTTCGTCTTGGGTAAACTAAACTGGGTGGAATTGGCTGACACAGACACTCCGGCCTTAAACGGAATTGATAATGCCCTGCTCGCTTTTGCCGAGGGGGATATGCTGGAGAGGTCTAGACAATATTCCAAGGCACAGATCAAGTACCAAGAAGCTGCATCGCAGGTGCAGATAATGAAGGATTTAGAGAACGGACAGAGGCAATCCGTCAGCCGGATAATTCCTTACACCTATGATGACTACGATTTTCATGGGAGCGTAGCTGACTTTGGGCCAAAAGCATAAATGCCATTATTAGAGAACAACGCAACTGATGACCAAATCCTGCTGGACGGGGATACTGGGTTCACTGGTGGGCAAGCTAGTAACGTGCGCCGCAATCTTATTAAGGAAGGGGCTTACACTGCTGGCAAGAATATTGATTATGATGTGTTCGGCAACCTTGTCACGCGCAGAGGCGCATCGCAGGAAACTGCTGATGCCGAGACTTCGCGGTGGGAGGATTTGAGTACCTACTGGGAGTACACAACCGGAACAGCAGAGCAAACTGGCCATGATGTAACTGGAACTGGCACTGCGTGGACTGCTGACGTAGTAGGGATGACCCTTACATACGATACTGGGCCAGTAGACGGCGGAATAGTTACGGGATTCACTAGCGCGACAGAGATAACGGTAAGCACAAACCAATCTGTCGCAGACGGGGCTTACTCACTTACAACCATCTCCGTTTGGGGTATATCCGACCTTGATGGTGCAATCATCAGTGCAGAGGTTTTGGACAATTCGTCCACAGAGCTATTTGCGTTGGCTGAATATGATGGGGCTTCAGTAAAGAATATTCGTACACTAGAAGAAGGCAGTGCAATGAGCGCGGCTATAGCTACTTTCTCCGGCACAGACGTTTACTTTGCACAGCTATCTGACCGGATGTATTGGTGTGATGGATCGGGAGTCTTACAATATATCACTACGGCTGGTTCCGCAGGGGCAAGCATTACGGTTGGTAAGATAACTTCCATAACAATAACCGAGCAAGGGAGTGGATATACCGCTGCCCCTACTGTTGGAATTTCCGGTGGGGGAGCATCAGCAGCAGGAACAGCCGTCTTGGGCTACAACCTTGGAGTGGCACGGGTGGACATTACCAATGGGGGAACTGGCTATTCCTCCTCGGCCCCTCCCACTGTTACTTTCACTGCCCCGACATCGGGAACAACCGCAACAGGAGTGGCTAACGTCAGTCAGTT